GACGTTAGTCTATTCTCCTGCTGATACTGCTGAATTGAAGAAAGCGCAGTCCGATATCACAAACTTTGTTAGGAAGTATATGAGTGAAGATGGCCTTATTCAAGACGCCAAAGGATACCATAAAGCCCTCGCCGTCGCGATGCATCCCGAACGATTTGCTAAGTTCTTTTATGAGCAAGGTATGTCGGCCGCTGTTGATGACGTAACGCGAAAGTCTAAGAACATTAATATGGACATTAGGCAATCGCCGCAAACAATTGGCAAGGGTGGGATGAACGTGAAGTCACTGAGCAACGACAGTGGTCGGGGTCTCAAAATTCGTTCTACAAAATAACACTTTAAAACCGCAAAAAAATGGCTGGTTCAGTACAAGCGGTACCCGGGTTTGATTTACAACCCAGTGCCGAACAGGTAGCATTATCTACCAACTACATCACGAACTTTGATTTTTTAAATCAATATCTTCCCGATACCTACGAAAAGGAGTTCGAACGCTATGGTAACCGTACCGTAGCATCTTTCTTACGCATGGTTGGAGCAGAGATGCCCTCTAATTCTGACCTTATCAAGTGGGCCGAGCAAGGTCGTCTGCACACGAAGTACGTTAACGTAACTTCTGCTGCTGCCGCTGCTTCGGATACCGCTACACTGACTATTAACGACGTCCTAGCTCCCGCAGGTGGAGGTATTGCTGTTCGTATTGGTCAAACCATCATGATTTCTGCCAACGCTGGTGCATCCACCTTGTACAACAAGGCTATTGTAACTGCTGTTAGCACGGCTGCTGGTACGATTGACGTTGCTTACTACGAGGCTGGAGGCCAGACCTTCGCTGCCGCTGTAGTTTGTACTATGTTTATCTATGGCTCTGAGTTCAAAAAAGGAACTGACGGAATGGAAGGCTCTTTGGAGGCTGACGACGTCTTCTTTGAGAACAGCCCAATTATCATCAAGGACAAGTACGCTGTCTCTGGTTCCGACATGGCTCAGATTGGCTGGGTTGAGGTTACCACTGAGAATGGTGCTAGTGGTTACTTATGGTACTTGAAGTCTGAGCATGAGACTCGCTTGCGCTTTGAAGACTACTTGGAGACTGCCATGATTGAAGCGGTTCCCGCTGAGGCTAACTCTGGAGCAGCAGCTGGCGCTGGTGTTACTTACAAAGGTTCTGAGGGCGTATTCTACGTTGTCAACAACCGTGGTAATGTATGGTCTGGAGGAAACCCAACTACTCTTGCTGAATTCGATTCTATTATCGAGCGTCTAGACAAGCAGGGTTCTATTCAAGAGAACGTAATTTTCTTGGACCGTCAGTTCGGTTTCGATATCGACGATATGTTGGCTGCTCAAAACTCTTATGGAGCTGGAGGCACGTCTTACGGATTGTTTGATAACGATAAGGAGATGGCGTTGAACCTCGGTTTCAAAGGCTTTACTCGTGGATACGACTTCTACAAGACCGACTGGAAATACCTCAACGACCCAACTATGCGTGGTGGTATCAATGCCGGTAAGATTAACGGTATGCTAGTTCCTGCTGGCTCTACCACGGTATACGACCAAATCCTAGGCAAGAACGCTAAGCGTCCTTTCCTTCACGTTCGTTATCGTGCTTCTGAGACTGAGGACCGTCGTTATAAGACTTGGGTTACTGGTTCTGCTGGTGGTGCTGCTACCTCTAGCTTGGATGCTATGGAAGTTCACTTCCTTTCTGAGCGCGCAGTTTGTACCCTTGGTGCTAACAACTTCTTCATCTTTGAAAACTAATCAAAACTGGGGGGAGGGTAACTCCTCCCCCTTTTTTAATTTTAATCCTATTATATCTAATGGAACAATTCATCCCCACGGGCGATAAGATGTACGTCTTAAGCCGCAGAAACGCGCCACTATCTTTTATGCTGGCGTCCCGCAATTCACGTCGAAAGCCTTTGCTTCATTTTGACGGAACAAGTAACCGAGCTCTTCGGTATGCTCGAAACCAACGAAGCCCATTTGAAGATGAGCAGGACGGCAACGCCATCCTTGAGCCCATCGTTTTTGAGGATGGCTTCCTATTTGTCCCAAGGACAAACCCCGTACTACAGCACTTTCTATCTTTACACCCTGGATTCAATGGAGTATTCCAAGAGGTTGATAATGAGAAAGATGCGCAGGCAGAAGTTGAGACTCTCAATTCAGAAGTTGATGCATTAATTGCAGCACGCTCACTTGATTTAGAGATGCTTGAAAACATTTGCCGCGTTATGCTTGGGGGCAAGGTGGACACAATGACTACCGCCGAACTTAAGCGCGATGTTCTTGTGTACGCAAAGAAAAACCCTACGCAGTTCTTAGAGATGCTTAACGACCCCATGCTGGAACTTCAGAGCAAGGTAGCTAAGTTCTTTAGCGAGGGCATCTTACGCACGCGCAACAACAATAAGGATGTGTATTTCAACCTACCGAACAACAAGAGCCGTATGCTTGCGGTTCCCTACGGTGAGTCACACACCTATATTGTATCATCATACCTACAAAGCGATGAGGGGATTGAAACCCTAAAACTTTTAGAGAAGCACTCGTAGTACTACTCGCGTTAAGTCTATCGCAACAAAGGGGGCCGCAAACAGTGGCCTCTTTTTTTTTGGCTATCTTTGTAAAAATGTTTTAAAATGATAAACTCAGTAAGAAATACTGTACTATCTGTAATAAATAAAAACAACTACGGATATATATCGCCATCTGACTTCAACTTATTCGCGAAGCAGGCGCAGCTAGATATATTCGAGGATTATTTTTATAAGATTAATTATCAGGTAAATAAAGAGAACGCGAGGCAGTCTGGCACTGGCCTTTCAGATATTCGCAAGCAATATGATGAAGTAGTCTCTACGTTTTCCTCCACTGCGGCCCTTGTTAACGCGGGGACTAATTCCTATACACTCCCGGCGGACTATTACTTGTTGAACGTTGTTCAGTACAACACAACAGGCTCAGAGATTGAGAAGATTGCAGAGAGCAAAATACGCAACCTTACGGCGTCAACACTTATGGCGCCAACGACAGCGTTCCCGCTGTACGTGCATCGCGGCAATGCAATTGACGTCTATCCAACTACAATTATTGGTGCGTCGGACGTTAATGCGTTTTATATTCGTCATCCGCTAGACCCTAAGTGGACTTACTTTACCCTTGCTGATGGGGCCCCTGTGTTTGACGAGACGGCCGCTGACTACCAAGACTTTGAGTTACCAATGTCTGACGAGCCAACCCTTGTCGCTAAGATTTTAGAATACGCAGGAATCTCTATCCGAGAGGGCGACGTATACACCTTTGGAAACACAGAGGAACAGCAAGAAACAGTATCAGAAAAATAAAACATGGCATATCTAACTCAGTATCAGTACTATGCAAATGATGGCGCCTCTCCTGAGGATGCCAATTGGGGGTCGTATCAGTACACAAGCCTGGCTGATATAGTAAACAACTTTATGTTGATTTACGCTGGCAACAATGAGCTGGTCAACAATATCAACCGATATCAAGTTTTGTTCTATGCCAAGCGGGCCGTTCAAGAGCTCAACTATGATGCATTCAAGGAGATTAAAGCCCTTGAGCTTAGCGTTGATGACCAGCTAAGGTTTGTCTTACCCTCTGACTATGTCAATTGGGTACGGGTGTCTATGTATAGTAACGGGGTTATTTTCCCGCTTACCGAGAACATTCAACTAAACACAGCGCGGGCCTATCTTCAGGACGCCTCTGGTAGGATTTTGTTTGATGAGGCTGGCAATATTTTGCAGCCAGAGTTTTCAAATCTTGACTGGGCAAGAATCACCGGACAACAGAAGAGCATCTACTTAAACGAGAACAATCCAATGTTCGACGGGCAAGAGGGCTGGTCATACGATGGCGCGTGGTTCTTTGAGTACGGCATTGGGGCCCGCTACGGGCTTAATACAGAGACGGCCAATGCAAACCCTACCTTCCGTATAGATAAGAAGGCAGGGGTCATTAATTTCAGCTCAGGGATGCAGAACAGGCTGTGCCTTCTTGAGTATGTGACGGACGGCATGGAGGGCGGAGACGCCTCTATGATTAGCGTTAACAAATTATTTGAGGAATACGTATATGCGTACATCAAGTACTCTATTTTGTCCAACAAGCTTGGCACTCAAGAATACATTGTAAACCGTTCGCGGAAGGAGAAGACAGCGCTATGGCGTAATGCTAAAATTCGTATGAGCAATATTCACCCAGGGCGCCTACTTATGAATATGCGCGGACAGGATAAGTGGCTTAAATAATATGGACATTAAAACGAACTTTATTAAGGGGCGCATGAATAAGAGCGTCGATGAACGGATTTTGCCTATGGGTGAGTACCGGGACGCCCTTAATATTCGCCTTGGGTCCACTGAGGGGACTACCGTCGGGGCTATTGAGAACACAAAGGGAAACACTCAGCTAACCACGCTCGAGTACAATGGGTCCCCGCTGTCATCAAGCGCCGTCTGTATTGGCGCGTATGAAGACGGCTCAAATGAAACAATGTACTGGTTTGTTCATGATTCGGTAACCGGGGTGGACATGGTGGTATCATACGACGACAACATTAACGCCACCGTATACCACGTGGTATCTACCTCTGTGCTTAATTTCAACCCCCAGTATGTAATAACTGGCGTAGATAAGATTCAAAATCTTTTGTTTTGGACAGACAATCTAAACCCACCAAGGAAGATTAATGTTAATCGCCAATATCCAGACCCCATCCTTGGCGTTGACCAGGTTACAGAAGGCGACTTAAGTGTTATTGTTGCACCCCCGTCCTCGTCCCCGTCCATTGGCTTAATTAGCGTACCCCAGGACTCGTCAAACTACATGGAGTCTAGGTTCATATGTTTTTCATACCGATATAAGTACAGAGACGGAGAGTATAGCGCGCTATCTCAGTTTAGTGAGCCAGCATTTGCCCCAGGAGCCTTTTCTTTAAGCGTAGGGAACTACACGAATTCAGGAATGTCAAACATATTCAACGCCGTTAATGTATCATTTGACACCGGTGGGGCTGATGTGATTGGCGTAGACCTATGCTTCAAGTTGGCGGACTCCAATGTTGTTAATGTGATTGAAAAATACATTAAGCAAGAACAGGGGTGGTCAGACAATTCAACACAAAGCATTCTGTTTGACAACAGTAAGATATACACAACCCTCCCGGAAAGCGAACTTCTTCGCTTGTTTGATAACGTCCCGAGACTAGCCAAGGCTCAGACGGTGATGGGCAACAGGCTGATGTACGGGAACTACGTGGACGGGTATGATATGATTGACGCAAGCGGCAACCCAGTCAGTGTGCTTATAAGTGTAACGCCAGAGTCTGATATTATTAGCTCTACCGAGTTAACAACAACAATCAGCACGGGCACCGCATATAATATCGACCCAGCAACCACCGTCGGCCCATACGCAAGCTCTGCGTTTGTTATTGATTTTTCATCAATAACTTTAACTAAGGGAAGCGTTATCCGCATAGTGCTAGAGGTGTCACATCATAGCTTCACATCAAACATTACATCATCTCCGTCTATCCCTGGCGCGTTTTCTACGTCATTAACAATTGTGCTAGGGCAAGACTACGCCTCCGTCTATGCCCTCGCTTCAAGCGTGTTTTTTAGTGACGCCGTATCAACCCTAACAAGTTCTTTTTATTCCAATGCCGAAACGCCATCGGACACAGGGATTTCTCCAGACTCCTGGGAAAAGGAAAATAGAGGAATCTCATTGCTACCTCAGGATTTTATTATAACAACCACTCCAACGTCTAGCTTAATCGGCTTGCAGCCGGCGGCTATACAGTTTGAGAATAGCGGGGTGCCGGGGGAATACCTTTATGAGTACTATAGCGTTGATTATGTTAGCGCATATTACACGGAGAGCACATATAACAATAGTCTGCATAGCAACCGGGACTATGAGGTTGGGATTGTGTACATGGACGAATACTCCAGAAGCACTACAGCCCTAGTCTCATCAAACAACACAGCATTTTTCCCAGCGTCTGCATCGGACACTAAAAACTACCTTCAGACAGAGGTGTCAAGCCTACCGCCAGAATGGGCATCAAAGTATAAGTTTGTTGTAAAGCAGTCTGTTGCGAATTATGAGATAGTTTATTCAAACCTATATTTCCAGGACCAAACCCAAGGGTATTGGTTTAGATTAGAGGGTCAAAATGCAACCAAGTTTGGCGTGGGGGACGTGCTGATTGTGAAGGCCGATGTCTCTGGACCTCTTCAGTCGCTTGTTGAAGTTGAAGTCTTAGACATTCAGTCTCAGCCATCTAACTTTATAAGCGGTCCTTCGGCAACAATAATCTCTGAGCCCGCTGGCTTATATATGAAAATCGTCCCAACGAACTTTTCTGTAAACACCTATGGAGACATCCCCCCCGTGGTGGATAATGACGAAATTGGCGATGCTCAAATTAATAGGGCAGCAAGGGTTGCGTACCCGTGCCATGTGGACAATCCAGCAGGAGCCCCCCTATACCTACAGTATGATGTCCCGTTCGGGAGTCAGGTATCGTTTGACATAAGAATATATACAACCCCAACCCCCCCGCTAGGGGGAACAGACCCGCAGGACTATTCTTTTGTTAAGTCCTACGTAGCCAATAAGGACTACGAGAATTTATATGAGTTTTGTATTGGAGAGAATATATCGTTCGATAATGGCGTAAATACAGGCTCCGGAACGGCTGCCTCTAATACATTTATACAAACACTTGGCGGATATGCATT